TAGAAACAACACTGTACCAGAGAAAGTATAGCTAAAGTTAGCAACATCTTGCGGTGGATCACTAAGGGCGTCTACCTCAAAGTTATAATAAGTAGTCCACTCACCCCTGTTACCAAAACTATTGACTGCTCTTGCCCTAACATCAAACTCAGCCCTAACAAGGTCATCTACACCAAAGACACCAAGTTCACCTGTCCCTACAGCAACCCAATTACTTTCAGTAGACGGTTTAAGTTGAACCTCAACAAAATCAACCTCTTGTGATCTACTAGACGTAACATTAACAACTAGAGAGTTTACTAGCTTTTCACCCAGAATCCTAGCAACAGCCTCTAGTGAAATACCTACAGGGGGAACATCAAATGGGCTTGGTAGAGTAGAGTTATCCCTCTCGTAGACAGCACCATCGTCAACCTCATCAAAGATACTCTCAGAGGTCTCTCTAAGTTCCATGTTGACAACTAAGGCAAGTTCCTCAGTTAGACTGAGTGTCCAAGCAACAACCTCAAACTCTTTATTAGACCATCCGTAACGATCTACAGTAAGTCTAATGTTGTCACCAACTTGGTTCTGTAGACCCTTGAGTGACGTAGTTATACTAACTGAAAGCTGTTGTCTGTTACGCTCTAGGTTAATCCTAGCGATGCGTCTAGCTTCTTCATAATTATCTGTAAAGGGTAGGTCTACGTTGACTACACTCTCTTGGCCGTTGTCAGCACTTATGAATGCACTGTTGGTAACTTCAGGATAGTCCGTAGTCTGCCAGTTGGTTTCCTCACCCCTGAAGGTTCCCTTCACCGTATTATAGTTGTTTCTACGGGAATGCCTAGTAGCTACACTGATTGGACCTCTGAGGTCTCCTACACCATAGTCTGTTACAGGGCTTACCCAGTAGGCAGGTTTAACCTTCCACTTTCCCTGAGAGAACCACATGAGGCCACCCATAGAGGAAAGCAAACTAATGAAGTTATCATATGGGGTAGTACTTGTGAGAAAGCTGCCGTTACAGGTAAACTTCTTTTCACCATTTGCAGCTAGTTCATCACATACATTAGCAGCGGTGGAAACAGAGGCATCATCTACCCTTGCATCTTCTTCATTGAGGCCATAACTAGACGTGAGATAGTCCCTAATTGCTAGGGCGGGGTTGTCACTCCACTCAGTTAATCCAGTTCTGGGGTCATATAACTTCTTACCCTTGATCTTAACTGTGACTTCAGGTAGACCATTGGGAAAGGCATCAGCATTATACGAGTACCTAATGTAAAGATACGCCACGCCTCTCAACCTGTGGTCAGTGGTCCAGTTAGACACTTCAGACACCAAGTCACTGTCAGCAGCTTGGTTAGGATCACCTAAGTGGAAATTAATACGAACCTTGTTGTTATATCTACTAGGGCTGCTTACATTACCATCTACATCTACAATGAGTTCGTCGTCATCAAAGTAAACAGTAGTGAAGTCCTCAATCTCGTGACCAGCGTAAGCAATGACTTGATGGAAGTGCCTATTGTTAGTTCCTGTGGATTCCTCGAACACAGGGACACCACCCACCTTAGACTCACCATAGATAATGGCATGGTCAGCAGCAGCTGACTTAAAGTTTCTCTGATAACCACCTCGGGGACCACTAGGCCTGGGTGTTAAAGCATTAAGTGCTGCACCAAGGGCCGTAGTCACTAGGAAGTGAGAAGCGGCAGCACCTAAGCCTAAGAAACCAAGAGTAGACCCAAAAGCAAGGGTGCCACCAGTAGCTAGACCCATACCTGTAGAAAGTAAAGCCATACCTGCTGAAACGGCCATAGTTAGTCTCCTAGTGTCTTAGTGTAGACCCTCTCAGTATTACTGTAGCCGAGTCTATTCATTATCGGGTCAAAGGGGGCATGAACTTTAGTGTTGATAGACAACACAGATACGCCATCTTCTTTTAAGCATTGTTCAGCAAACTTGATTAACTTGATACCTGTGAAACCAAGCCTATAGTCCTTATGTAGAAAGAGGACATCATTAACAGCAAAGAGATGATCTTTATAGTGTGGGTTCCACGATACTACAGTGGCAAAGTACCCTACGAGTTTACCCTCTTGTGTTCTAGCTGTGAATACCTTAAACTTACGTTGTTTCTCAAGTTCACTGTAGTATTTCCAATCAGGGTTTAACTTGATAGTGTCCTTGTTGACTGCTATCTCTTCCCAATGATCCTTAATAAGTTCTTTGGCATCTTTCTTGACAGTAACAAGGAACTCTTGTTGATAAGTAATCAACCTGCTTTCCTTCCCCAATAGATAGGTTTATCCTGAAGGCTCTCTACAAAGTCAAACCCAAGGTCATTAGGATATATTGACTTCTGATAAGCACTAGTGTACCTAGCTACCCGTTGTCGCTCTAGGTCAATGAGTTTATTCTCTACAGTTACCTCTACAGTAGATGTCTCACCATTGTCCATGATGTCCATCGTATCCATGTAGCCTGTAAATATCTCCGCTAGGCCATTCTCCAGAGCAAAGCCAACGAAGTTAATATAGAGATCAGGCTTAGGTAAAGCACTCTTAGTAACTTGTCCAAAGTATATATTGCACAAGCGGCCCTGATAAGCCTCTGTCATAGCCAAAGAGAGAACCTCTTGGGGGACACCACTAAGGGTAAGAGTTGCACCCCTAGCGGCCATCTCTGAGGTCTCTTCAATGTCTGAGATGTTTAGTAGGTTGCCAGTTCCATAGTAGTCAACATTATCAATAGTCATAACCCCCACACCAGTCCATAGGCGGAGGGTCTGGTCATTGTCAAAGAACATCTCTATGGCATAGAAAGGATAAACTACATCATTCTCTAGTATGTCAAGAATAGAGCCGGGTAAGTCTCTGCTCATGTTACAACCTCACTAGCTGTAAAGCTAATAGCATAATCACTATTGCTATTGATACTAAAAGATGTCTGGTTACTATCTAACCTAAAGACACCCTTTGGGCTATCTACAATACCAGCTACACTTGTGTAGTCATCCCTCAAGTAAGGCCAGATAGAGTAAGTACCTGTAGAAGTAATATCCTCAAGAACCATCAGGAGTTTAGCAGAGGAACCACTACCAAGTTGGATATAGTCCCCTGCCAATAAAGTCCCTGTGATACTATCAACAACAATAGAATCCGAACCACTTCCACCAGTGATACTTACAGCAGTGCAAGTCCCTCTAGGCTCCTCATACGCAGGATCACCCATTAGGAAAGTCCCCTCAGAGCCCCTAAGACTTACTAGAAAGGACTTCCACTCAGCAGTAATATCCCTACGCATAGCAGGTATCGTAGCCTCTAAGCCCCAAGACTCACCACCCCAAGAAAACACTTGCTCTTGAAATGTGAAAGGGGACTTAGTTCTTGACTTAGCGTTGTTCTGGATTAGAGTAATACTTTCAATACCAATGGTAGTAGGTGCTGAAATAGGGTATGTTAGCATGATAGACGCCCGTGATTTTTGTGATATTCCATACTTTTTTCTGCGCCTTTTCTCATGGCAATAGCTTTTCCGAAACACTCCGAATAGCCAATATACTTACCAGATACTGTAACCTTCCACCCACGCTGGTGCCTACTTACACCACTATGGCCACTAGTATTGTCCACCCTAAGTTTAGTGTTTCTAGCATTTTCTGTGCGAGTTACATCACGGATGTTTTCTAGTTTGTTGTCCTCACGGTCACCGTTTATGTGATCTATCTCATACTCAGGCCAATAACCATGTGTAATGAACCAAGCTAGCCTGTGTGCAAGAAACTCGTATTTTTTGTTGCCTAACGTAAACCTAACCCGCCTGTACCCAATTGACATAGGTGTGTCAGCACGTTTACTATTGCGAATACGCACAAACTCCCCTGTGTCTGGGTTATATGAAACAACAGATAGGACTTCTTCTAGTGTTATCTTAGACATTGTAGACCCCCTTAGGATATTTTCGTCATAGGCTATATATATTCACCTTGAGGTAATATGTCAATGCCATAGATTACCTCTTATCCAAACGCCCGTTTCATCACACCGCCGCGTTCTCTTTGTTTGATTACAGACTTGATAGTGTCTGCCTTAATAGCGGGTGCAGCCTTCCTGATTTGCTCAAGAATGTAACTGTCGCCATTACCATTGATTTGAAACACTTGGGTTACTTGAACAGGACCACCAGAGTTCTTAGATTTAGTGTGATCTACAACAGTCTCTCGT